GTGATGGTCAGCCGCAAGAAATACGAAGGCCGCGATACCAAAGCGGTGGCCACCGGCCGCTACCTGGAGATCGGGACCGAGAAGCAGAGGGCCGAGCCATGGCTGACGCCGGCTTACATGAGTGACCGCGAGAAGGCGTTGTCGACGATCGAGCAGGAGCTGGTTGCTGGCGTCAATCGCGCGATCGCCAAGGTTTCGAAAGGTGGCCGCTGATGTTGCCTGCAGTCTTCCTCCTTCTCAAGAACGCGCCGGCCGTCACTGCTTTGATTGGCACGAACCCGGTGCGCGTCTACCGTCACGGCAGTGCGCCGCAGGATGTGTTGCGGCCCTATGTCACTTGGAGCGTGCCTGGCGGCACCGCCGAGAACACGTTTCAGGGAGCGGACGCGGATTTCTTTCGAGTGCAGGTTGATTGCTGGTCCGATGACGACACCCAGATAGAGACGCTGGCCGCAGCCGTGCGCGCTGCGCTTGAGCCGGCCGCGCACCTGGTCGCCTACCTCGCCGACGAACGCGATTTCGAAACCAAGCGATTTCGCATGAGCTTCGCTTTCGACTTCATCAAGCCGCGCTGAGCGGACAGATTTCAACCACCAGGCCGCAATTGAGCGGCCTTTTTTTTCGACCAAAGAAAGGCCATCACCATGGGCACCGTCATCAAAGCACAAGGCACCGACCTCTACTGGGCCACGGGACCGACCGCCGTCGAGCGCGTCGTTTGCGCAACCGGCATCACCGGCCTGGGTGGCGCTCGTTCCCAGATCAACACCTCGTGCCTGGACAACACCGAAGATGAAACTTTCGTCGGTGGCCTCGGGACTCCCGGGCAAGTCACTGTGCCTTTCAATATCCACAAGGGCGAAGCGGCGCACGAGGCGCTGATCGCCCTGAAGGCTTCGGGTGCCAGTGTCTCCTGGGGTATCTACAGCTCCGACGCGGCTACCGTTCCGGCTGCTGTCGGTTCGGTGATGCAGCCAGTCGTCGATCGCGTCTCTGCGCGCTTCACCGGGTATGTCGCGGACTTCAACCTCGACGTGGCCGGAAACGACATCTGGAAGGGCACGATCATCATCCAGCGCAGCGGCGCCGTGCTGTGGGATCTGCTGACGGCATGAACGACTTCGACACTTTCTTCGTCTCGCCGGAGGTGCATGAGCGCACGGTCGAGCTTGCCGACGGCACCAAGCACATCCTGCACTTCCGCGAAGTCCCGGCGACGGTCTTCCGAAAGTTCCAGATGGACGAATCCTCTGACGACGAGGACGTGCGCGCGAACAGCATCGCCCGGCTCATTGCGGCCAGTCTCTGCAATGCGGATGGCTCGCCGGCCATGTCCGTGGAGAAAGCCGCGATGCTCAAGCCGAACCCCTCGAACGCAATCTTTTCGGCGGTGCTCTCCGTAAATGGGGTGGGCGCCAAGGGAAAAGCCCAGCCGCCGGGGGAACCGACTGGTTCTGGCACGTCCTCGCCCTTGCCCTCGGCGGCCGAACAGTAGAGGAATGGCAGGCCTGCATGACGCAGGCCGAGTTCCAGCGCTGGGGCGCTTTCTTCAGAGAAAACCCCTTCGACGACTTTCACCGCTACCACCGACCGGCCGGGCTCATCTCGGTCAGCCTGGGTGGCGGCGACGTGCAGGACAAGCTGGACTGGCTCAGGCCCCCACCTGATACCGGGCATACGGGCGCGGACATGGACCTCTTCAAGGCCGCCGGCATCACTCCACCGAGAAAAGCAATATGACCATCGGCAGCATTACCGTCGACCTGCTCGCGCGCACGGGTTCGTTTGAAACGGACCTCAACCGCGCGGCCAAGCAAGCCGAGCGGCGTGCAAAGGAGATCGACAGGGCCGTGTCGGAGGCCGGCGCGAAGGTAGGTGCTGCGCTTGGTGCTGCGGGCGTCGCGGCCGTGTACTTCGGCCAGCAGCTGATTGACGGCCTCGATGCGCTGAACGATGTGGCTGATGCCACTGGCGCCAGCATCGAGAACCTGAGCGCGCTTGAAGATGTCGCGGTGCGCACCGGCGCCAGCATGGACACGGTGTCCGGCATCCTCGTCAAGTTCAATGGCGTGCTGAAGGATGTCGACGGCAAGAGCGCAGCATCGCAAGCGCTGAAGGCGCTCAACCTTGACGCCGAAGAACTGAAGCGCATCGACCCAGCAGAGGCCCTGCGCAGGACGGCCGTCGCCCTGGCCGGATTTGCGGACGACGGAAACAAAGCACGCATCGTGCAGGAACTGTTCGGCAAGTCGATCAAGGAAGCCGCGCCGTTCCTCAAAGACCTGGCCGAGCAAACCCAGCTTGTGGGGAAGGTCACCGCCGAACAGACGCAAGCCGCCGAGGATTTCAACAAGTCCTTGTTCGAACTGCAGAAGAACGCCGCCGACGCTGGTCGCTCGCTGCTGAAGAACCTCCTGCCGGCGATGAACGAGATCATCAAGGCTTTCAACAGCGGCGGCTTGATGGCCGGCCTGGACGCCTTCGGCAACAAGGTGCTCGACTGGGAGGGGAATGCTCAGCGCAAGGGCATCTCAAATCTCAAGAAAGAAATCGCGTCACTCGCCGAAGAAGCGAACGCGGTCACCTTCGACATCTTCGGACAGAAGGGAAAGATTCAGCAGGACCTTGACGCCAAAACCGCGGCGCTGAAGGCAGCGGAGGCCGCATATTTCAAGATCAACCCTGCGCCAGGTGGCGGCCGCGGAACGATCAATCCGGCACTCGCGGACCCACGCACCTCGCTCCCTTCGGTCGCGGCTGCAAAGGACCCCAAGAAAGCGGCAGCACCCAAGGATTCGGAGTACCAGAAATATCTCGAGAACCTGGGCAAGGAGTTGAGCCGGACGGAAGAACTCTCCCGTGCAGGCATGGTGCTCGCCGACATCCAGTCCGGCCGGCTCAAGCTTCTCAAGGGCGAGAGTTCCGAGCCGCTGCTCGCAATCGCCCGCGAGATCGACGCGAACAAGGCGTTGACGGAAGAGAAGAAGCGCCGGACGGAGTTCGACAACCAGCTTCGCGATTCTGTGCTCCAGGACATGGAAACACAGGAACAGCAGGTCAAGACGCTGGAAGAGGGCAACAAGGCGATGCGCGAAGAGATCGAGCTCATCGGCAAGAACGCCGAAGCGCAGGCCGCCATCGAGCAGGCACGGCTCAGCAGTGCGATCGCTATCAAGGAAGAGCAGTTGGCCCGCTCGGCCAACACGGAATTCCTGAGCCGTGAATCGGCAGCGCTTCAGGAGCAGATCCGCCTGCTGACGGAGCGCAAGGAACTCGTCGGCCTCAAGGGGGCAACGCAACAGATCGCCGACGACGCCAAGAAGACCGAAGAGCTGGCCAACAGCATCGGCGCTGCGTTTTCAAGTTCCTTCGAGAAGGCGGCTTTGGAGGGCGGCAAGCTCAGCGACGTGCTGAAGGGGCTCGGGAAAGACATCGCGGCCTTGGTATTGCGCCAGACCATCACCGTGCCGCTTTCGAACTCGATCGCGAGGGCATTGCAGACCGGAACCCCCGCTGCTGGGGCCGGCGCCGGCGGGGGTGGTGGTTTCGACTTCGGTAGCCTCATTACCACCGCCATGAGATTTATTGGCGGTGCCTTCGCTGATGGCGGTTCGCCGCCTGTCGGCAAGGTCTCGCTCGTCGGTGAGCGCGGGCCGGAACTTTTCGTGCCAAACACGGCCGGCAAGATCATCCCTAATCACGCTCTCGGCGGCAGCGGCGGCTCTGTCGCTGTTGTCCAGAACTTCACTGTTGGCGATGTGGCGACCGAGACAACCGTTCGCCAAGCGGTCGCAGATTCTGAACGCCGGATCGCGGCGCAGATTGGGCGCAGCCAGCGGTACGCCGGGGCGATGCAATGAGTGTGATTGCCTTGCCTGCTGGCTTTTGCCCAAACGCGTTCACGTTGCGACCGCATACCAATCAGCGTGCATTTGCTTCCCCGCTAGGGGGAAGCGAGCAGGTCATTGATCTGCTGAATGAACGTTGGCTGGTTTCGTTGACTCTGCCGAATCGGCTGCATGCAGACGCTGCGCGCGTGGAGGCGTTTATAGGTGCTCTCCGTGGCATGACGAACACTGTGGCTCTTTATCACTGGGTTCGAAAGCAACCGCGAGGCACGATGCGCGGGGCGCCTGTGGCGTGGGGCACGAGCGCTGGTTCTGGCACATTGAACATCTCGGCGCATGTCGGCGGCGTCACGCTTCTTGCAGGCGACATGATCGGCGTTGGT